TCCCGTGCATCCATCGATCGACTCACTTTCGCAGACCAAGCCTGCCCTGGATCTCCGCCCCAAAGAGCCCAAGCGATTCTGCCAGCACTAGGAAAGCCATTCTCGCCAGGACTCCACCCTTCGCCTTTCTTGTCTACTTCGTGTCGTGCAAAATAGCTGACCATTCGTCGAATCGTTTCAGGGCTGACAGACTTGCCGTTGCTCAGGTCTCTTGCCCTGGCAACACCGACAGCCGTGCCGCCGCGATTGTATTCCTGGCGCCATTCGAGTCCTTTCGCCGCCTCTTCTTGCACACCCTCGGGAGGCGAGAAGTCGATGTCGTCGTACTTCGCTCGCTCGATTTCTTCGCTTGCGTAAAGTGCTGCGATCTGTTGGTTAGCGTCAGACTCGCTAGCGTGGCAACCCATCACTTGAGCCGTGCCGTCTTTAATTACGCCCCAGGGTCGAGAGATCGGACAAGCGGCAGTTGTCTTTGTGCTGTACGGCATTATCTGGACCTCCTTGCACAATACGGTCTCACGATCCGATCTTTAGCTTGAACGATTCTCGTCGGGCTGTCGTCGATCCAGACATCGACTGGAATCGAATGCGTCTCGGCGTAGTGTTTCTTCGATACTGAACCGCACAAGTAGATTCGTTCAACCGATTCAGGTAGCGACTGACGTAATTCGGTTTGATTCGCCTCTTCGTCAATTCGACCTGAAATGCAAATCACTTCGTGACCAGCATCGGCTAGCACGCTAGCAACCTTTGTCCAAGTTTCTCGATCTGCCGTGAAGGTATCGTCGAAGTCTAGCGAGATAATCATTTCGCTTCCTCCAACGGAGTGTCTACCGTTCCGTCCTTCGCGTCCGCAATCAACGCTTCGACGTTGTCAGGACTCATACCGATCGACGACAGAAAGACTCTCGCTGCTGCTTCGCTTATCGATCCTGTCGCTAGGTCGTCGAGTGTCTTCGTGATCGCCTTACGATTGCGGTTAAACTGAAGAGTCGATAGACCGGACATCTCGCCGGTTCCGGCTTGGGGTTCCTGCCGCTCTGTTTCTGTTTGTGCCGGTTGACTTGCCGGTTGTTTCATGCCGATAGTCTGCGCCGCCGAGATCTCTTGTTGTTTCTCCTCTGGCGATAGCAAACCTAGCCGTTGCCGTAAGCGATCTTCTTTGGCTCGCTGATAGAAGACTGCACGCCACGATCGACCTCTGGAACCGAGTTCAGTTTGGTAGTCCGACATAAACGAACCGATCGCATCCTTCGCAGCCGATTGTTCGCTAGTCGGGTCAACCCATTCCCATTCTGGCGTTTGCCATTCGACCGGAGCAAACCGGCGACGATCTGCTAAGAGTTCCGCACTCGTCGGAAATCCTCGCACACCTTGAATTGATGCGGCATCGCAAAACGCATCCCATGCCGGTTGCAGGAAGTGCCGAATCATATGTTGTTGCCAGCATCGGAATCGTCGCCTGTCTTCTAGTTGACTTGTTCGACTAGAACTGTAGGAAGTCTGCGAATAATCCCTAGCGACAACCTCGTAACTCAGACCAGTACCGACCGCAATCGATCGCAGGATGAGTTGAATCCACGGTTCTGCGCCGCTGTTAGGACGACCTGGATTGAGACCGACGACATCCTCTCCAGGTTGAAGTTCCATGACCATTCCCGGCTCGGTGTATCGCACTCGATTTCCCGCCGAGTCCGTATTGTCGCCTCCGTCTGGATCGATTAGCGAACCTAGTGGAGTCTCAGTCTTAATCGCAATCGTGTAGCAAGACGCAACCGCCGAAGCGATCAGTTCGTTATCAATGTAGGTGCCTAGGTCTCGAATCGAAGACAGCACTGGCGAGAACCAAGAAACTCCCCGAGTCTGACCGATGCGGTCTCTGCGGAATAGATGCAAGATGTCTCTAGCGGGAATCCGTTCCGGCGTTCGTGTGAACGTGTGCGGTTGCAAAGGATGATCTTTGTAGACCCAGTACGCAACAGGTCTTCCGAGATCGTCGAGTTCTACGCCCCTGACGATTCGATTCTCTGACTCTGGGTAGAGTGGCGTAATGTAACTGTCCTTGTCTCCTGCTAGCCGATCTGCTTCGATCAGTTCGAGTGCCAACGGGACAGGTCGATGGATACCGCGATAGCTAAGTTCCGGCGTTCGGACAATTCGAACAAGCACCTCGCCTGCTTCGACAATCTCCCGTTGAATCGCCGCCTGCATTTCGTCAAGCGTGTACTGCCCGTTAACGTCGCAAACCTCAGTCCACTCAGACCAGACCTTATCCCGCTGATCGTTGATTGCTTCGAGGTCTTCGCCTTCGGGAGTCTCGTAAGTCGATTGTGCTTTGATTCCGCAACCGACGACCGAAGAAACGATCGTATCGACTACTCCCCAAGCATAGGAGTTGTTTCGAACAAGATCTCTAGACCAAGCCCGAACTTTGTCTGCGCCGAAAGGTCCAGTCAGTTCTAAGTCGGCAGGAAGATTCTTCGGATGCCTGTTGCTCGAAACTCTCGAAGGTTCTGCTCCGGCGTAGGATCGCAGCATTTTCCTAGCTTTCTGCCGCCTGATAGCAGCGACCGGAGAAACTGCCGCAACAATCGAATCGATTAACTTAGAAATCATCGCTTGTCTCTCGATAGTTTCGCTAGAGAGATTCCGCTTTGGGTTTCTCGTTGAACCTGAATTAACAGCTTGCGACGTTCGGTCATCAATGCGCCGAGGTCGAGTTTGGTTACGGTCCTCGAACCGATGGAATACGAAGACGCACCGCCCTCCAGTAGAGCTTCGATAGCAGCGTCAATAAGAGCGAGAAGCGAGGATGCGGATGCCATTCGGTTAAATCTAACCGATCAAGAAAAGCATTGCACCTTAGTCTTTAACACCGTCCTATTAAGACTTAGATACTTTCCATGTGTGACCGCAGAAATAGCATTTGCAATATCTTGCACCGCCAACCGTCGCGTAGACTCTAGAGAATGATCGCGTCTCGTTCTTGGCGATGCGCAACGCCTTGCACTGTTCGCAGTCTTTCGGAACAAATCGAAGACGCACACGATCCTCTGGTTGTTTATCGGCGACGCTTTGGAATCCAACCTCCTGCACGACCTTGGATTCTTCGACCGTGCTGGACTTGGGTTCGATTGTTTCTTGCTTTCGCTTTTGCTTCGTCATTTCCATTCTGTACCTGTCTTGGACTCAGTTCCTTCTCGCTTGGAGCGATCATCCTAACGCCGCACACCTCACTTCCTGCCGCCGCCATGTAGGTTGCGTCAAGCCAGTGATTGTTCTCATTCCGGACTTGCCAGTATGTCTTCGTGCCCTTGCCTTCTTTGAACTCGGTTACAAGTTCTTCGGCAACGATATGATGGGCGAACGAGTTATGAGTTCTACCGTCAGTCGTCGAAAATAACGAGAGTGAACCTCGCCGCAGCATGTTGTTTTCGTCGAATGTCGGCGTAAGGAATCGTTCGTGAACGAACTGCTTCCAGTAACTCGTATCGAGTTCGTAAAGCCAGACGTTCGAAGTCTCCAGCTTTTGAGCGTGCAGATGTTCAGAGGCTAAGACTCCGGCGGTTGACTGCTTGCGAGGATGATACGGGTTCATGCCTTTGGAGACATGATACGGACCTCGAACCTGTCGCACGAACTCGTAGGCAGCGTTTGTAAATGTACCCGAATCGACTAGAACGAAATCAAGCTTGCGTTCCGTTCCAGTTGCATCGACGAACTGCTTGCGATTCTGCGAGTCTCTCCAGTCTAGGAGTGCCTTGTAAATCTGAGGCTCACTTGCATCGTTGTCCATGCCTCGATCGGTATCGGTGACTTCCAGAACTCCGTAATCAACAACGCAACCACCAGCACCTGACCACCACGCACAAATCGACCAGTAACATCGATACTTTCCCAAGTCGATCCCTGCCGTTAGTGCGATCGTGTTTGCCGGTAGCTGTCGTCGTTCGAGTCCACTGATTCGGTCCTTGACGATGCCGACCGTCAAACCGGAACCAACCGGACCCGCTTCTTCCGGAGGATCGTTGTCGATCTCTGTCGCTACTGCCTTACGCCCTAGGTCTGCGACTCGGTTGTAGTAAGCTTGAATCGCCGAAAGTTCTAACGGTTCGCCGTCCGAGTGCTTCTTCTTCGAATAGCTCTGAGAGTTGCTTATCTCGCAACCTTCTTCTAAGTCGGCTTGATTGTCTCTCCAGAATCGAAACGCTTCCCTTGCATCCGGGTCGTCCTCCTTGCGTGCCTGTCGCATCTGAATGTACTGCTCGACCAAATCGAGACGATCCGGTTCCTTTAACATCTTCCTATAACGCTTGCCTCGCCAGCTCGGCTTGGCTTGAGGATCGGTAAAGCGGTAGGCGATGCACTTACGATTCTGGATCGTGCAAAGCATGACCCGAGGTATACGCTCGGAGGATTGCCCAAGACCGGCGATGTCTTGCTCTAGGATCTCTTCGTTCTTCTCGATAACTGCCTCAGAGTTTGCCGCCTCTCGATCTTCGATGTCGTCGATAATAGCGATCGTCGGTCGTCGATCTCGAAAGACCATACCGCGAATCGGTCCATCGATCCCAACGCAAGAGAAGATTTGACCGCAAGCTACAGGCTCGATTTCCTTCGGCCAGTTGCTAGGTAGCTGCCAAGGTTCAATCGTAGGAAATATCAGGCGATCTGCTGCGATCTCCATGTTTGTATTGCGACCGGCGACCGTCTGCATCCTCGCCCTAGACGACCAACCTCCTACCGCCCGAAACGGAATAGCGATCTCTGGAAAGTCTTGTGCAAAGATCTCGGCTTGCTGGAGCTTGTCCTTTATCGATCGCAGTTCGGATTGACTCTTTGCCTGACTCTTGCCGATGACGACCGGGAAGGACGACATCCGATTCAACATCAGGAATAATGCCGCATAGAGTGCGTTGCGAGTCTTGCCCTCGCCCCGAGGACCGGCGATAGCTTGGTCGCCTCCGTAGAGTGCCGCATCGACGATTGAACGAACCATGTCTCTGCGGTCCTGAGTAAAAGCCTCAAAGAACACATCGCCGAAATAGGTCGTCATAAATAGGATTGGATCGGCGAGTGCTGCAATACGACGCTTAGGGTTGAGAGGGATCGGGATTGCGATGTCCCTCGCTGCCGCTCTCTTGCGTGCCATCAGCGTTGCTTGCTGCGTCCGTTCGTCCTTGGGTTGCTTCGCCGTCGAGGCTAACACCTCGTTCGTCCGCAAGCCTAGCAACTTCTCCAAGCGGGAGTTGTCGAGCGAGTTGTACCAGTCTGGCGCGATACTCATGCTCGTCTAGCTGCTCCATTTTTTCTTGCTCGACGTTTAATTGATCGGCGTGAAGTAAGGCTTTCGCGGCTGAAGTTCGTTCTCTCGGAGAAAGACTCTTGTTCGCAACGATAGCGATCAGGTTTAGTACGATTCGTTCTCGAAGTTCTTGCGGTATCGGCCATCGCTCGCGCAATGCTCGCTCCATCATTCGGGTATCACGGACTGACATTTCATTAAAGCGTCCGAGTCGGATTTGCACCGCTCTCTTCCACCTGGACGGTGGACGTGTCGCTATCAACACTTCGGACGCGAGGTTTTCCTTTGTACATTCCGGCTCCTCGCCGGTCGATTTCGCTGAATGGAAGAATTGGAACTGTTAGCCGTTCGCGTGCCGTTGGATCAATAAAGTAGATGTATCGAAGCTGAAATCCTATAAGTCGCTCTGCACCTATTCTTTGGCTGTAGGTCTTCCAAGACTCTCCTACTTTAAACCCTAGTCTAACTCTAGTCGAATCGTTCCAAGGTTGCCTTGTCACTAAGTCAGCAATGACTTCGCCACTTG